GTGGCAGATTCTGTGTAATCAAGGCAGCATCAAACAAGGCAGTAAAAGCATCTAAATAGTTTAAGAGGAGGCGAGCACAATGGCGATAACTGAAAAAGTAAGAACTGCAGACGGGCTCTTGACTAAAGTCAAGACAGCAGTAAGGCGTACAGATACAACAGCATTCGATGAGGAGCTGACTGATCTGATTAACGCTGCGTGTGCTGACCTCGGTATTGCCGGAGTGCTCGAAGACGATGAAAAACCGACCGCAGAGACAGACGACGCCCTGATAATCAGGGCGGTCTGCACATATTGCAAATTAAACTTTGGCGAGACTGACGAATACGACCACCTGAAAGACAGCTACGACGAACAGAAAGCGCAGCTGCAGATGTCGAGTGACTATTCGGACTTCTCGATGATAGAGGAGGCGTAGGATGTTCGACACTGGCAAGCTCACGATATATGCGCTGACTGCGTCAGCTGAAGATGGCGGAATGCCGAAAGAGGTGCTCACAAAGAAGCTCACCTGTTTCTATGGCGAGCGAACGGTAGGCTATACGAGGATGTATCAGGCACGCGGAGCAGATTCACAGATAGACAAGCTGGTTCGTATTCCGTTCGACATTGACGCCGTTCCGAATGACTATGTCGTTCTTGAGGACGGTAACCAGTATCGAATAGATGCAACGAGTGAGGTTATCGTAGAATCGTCGAAGCGTGCGAAGGAGCTCACGCTCGTAAGACTGGAGGAGTTATATGATATCGCTTAAATCAAAGCTACAAAAAATCGGAAAATCATACACCGACGCACTCGGTGGAATAGCATATCACTACTTCAGACCCGAGGCGACCTTCCCCGTCCTCATATGGCAAGAGGATGGCGAGGGCACAAGCTTCTACGCCGACCACTCGAAAGGCGAGCAGTCGATACACGGAACGACCGACTATTATACTCGCACCGAATACGATGCAAATATTGATATCATCCAGGATGTTCTCGAAAACACCTGTGAAACCTGGCAACTGTTATCGGTGCAGTATGAAGACGAAACCAAACTCATTCACTACGAATGGGAGTGGGAGGTGGTCCGCGTTGGCAGTTAAGGTAACAGGAATTGACGATATAATTACCGACCTTTCGAACCTTTCAGACGAATGGGAGGCTATATCAGGCAAGGCGCTATACGAAGGCGCAGCGGTATTAGCAGACGCACTTAAAGACGAAATCAACGCCCTGCCTACTCGAAACGCTTCAGTGTTCGTGCGTGAGGGCGACCCCAAGGTCCGAGGCGCAACGAAAGAGCAGAAGCGAGGCTTGCAACAGTCAATGGGTATAGCGAAGAAGCGAACCAACGGAACGACCGTCAATGTATCAATCGGCTTCGACGGCTATAACGACACAAAAACCGATAAATGGCCGAGCGGTCAGCCTAACTCAATGATTGCGCGGTCGCTCGAATCAGGAACGAGCTTTTTGCAAAAAACGCCGTTTATATCAAAGGCAATGCGTAAGTCACAAACCAAAGTGGTTAGCAAAATGGAGCAAGCGGTTGCTCAAGAATTAGAAAAGAGGAAATAAAAATGGCAGCAAACGGAAAAGTTACAATCGGCTTCTCGAAGCCTTATGTCGCCAAGTATTCATATGCTGACAGTGCTGTTACATATACAGACTGCCAGATACTTGCAAGAGGCGTAAGCGTATCGATGACAGCTGAAACAAATGATGATAATAATTTCTATGCTGATAATGCTATCGCAGAGACAGAAGCGGGAACATTCGTGAACGGAACTGTAACGCTTGAGGTTGACGGTCTTTTCAAGACCGCCGAGAACTTCATCTACGGTTTACCTACTGAAGACGAAAACGGATGGACCAACTACGGCGATGAGATGGCGATTCCATATGTAGGCGTAGGTTATATCATCAAGTATATGTCAGACGGTGAAACCATCTACACACCGATGGTTCTTAATAAGTGCAGATTCGCTGTCCACGAAGACGCAGCCACAACACAGGGCGACTCAATCGACTGGCAGACGACTTCACTCGAAGCGAATGTTATCAAGGACGACCTGGGCAACTGGAAGGCGCTCGGCAAGGACTATGCAACAGAAGCAGAGGCGGAGGCAGCACTTAAGACCAAGCTCGGCGTTACTGAAACAGCGAAGAAAACAGCAGCGAAAAAAACCGAAGCATAAGAACTGAAATTGACCCCCGACGCGTATTCAGTCGGGGGCTTTTTTTGAAAGCAAGGAGGAAAAGTATGAAGATAAATGGTAAAGAAAGAAACTTCAAGCTGACCATAGGCGCAAGCGGTGAACTGGCAAGTATATGTCCTGATGGCGACATCAACAGAATCGGCGAAGTGTTCGAGGGTGACTTCGCTCACATCCCGACAGCAGCCGCCAAGTTAGTATCCACGCTCAACAAGTGGTATGAGATAGATAAAGCCTGGCAGAACGGTCAGCGTAACATAGATAAGGTCGACTATCTCCGAGAGGTGGAGGTGCTCGCATTAGATATCGAGACATTCACGGCATTAGTCAATGAAGCTGTAGCCACACTCAACGGAGACAGAAAGACGGAAATGAAAGTTGAGGACAACCCCGGAAAAAAACCAGACGCCACGGACGAAGAAGCGGAGGCTTAACATACCCGTGGCTGATATTTTTCGGGACGCACGAGTTCGGGCTTAGCCTTATGGAATGCAAGTGCATGAAGTACGGCGAGATGCTTGACCTTGTAGCGTGTCTATCAGTGTATCGAGGGCTCGCACGAGAGAAGGCACCGACACTCACGGACTTCGACGAAATAATTAAACTGAGGTAAAAAAATGGCAGGAAACACAGTAAGCGTTAAGGTGCAAGTGGACGGCGGTAAGCAGTTCCAACAAGACATCCAACAGATAACGCAGAAATCGAAAGAGCTGGCAGCGGAGTTCAAGAATGTAACCTCGCAGTATGATTCTAATTCTAAGTCACAGCAACAGCTACAAGCACAGCTTCAAACACTTGGTAAGCAGATAAGCAACCAGGCGAACTACATTGACAAGCTGAATCAGAAGTATAGCGCACAGGAGAAGAACCTCGGCACGATTCAATCGGAATACGCCAAGCAAGAATCGAAGTTGAAGAACCTGGGTGCAGAACTTCAGAAGGCGGCGAACTCTTATGGCGAGAACTCCGAAGAAGTGCAGAAGCTGAGTGCGGAATACGCCGAGGCGGAGAAAACGCTTAACACGCTCGCATCGCAAGAACAGAAACAGCAGACCGAGATGTCAAGAACGAAAACCGCAATCAATAACGCCGAGACAGCAATGAACAAGATGAAGTCTCAGGCGAATGACTTGCAACAGGAACTTGACGACCTGGACGCCCCGAATCTTGACGACATAGTAGACGACATCAACGATATGGGTGACGCCGCCAAGGACGCAGCGGATGACCTGAAGACCATCTCAAGCGGAACGGTAATGAGTGCGTTTGAGTCCTTATCAGGCGCAATCAGTTCAGCGAAGGACAGCATTTCTTCACTGGTAGAAGATTCCAGAGACTACCGCACGGAGCAAGCGAAGCTGTCGACAGCATTCGAGACGAACGGCTGGAGCGCGGAGCAAGCGACGGCAGCATATAAGGAACTGGTTGGCGTGCTGGGTGAATCAGACAGGTCAGTCGAGGCAGCCAACCACCTGGCGAAACTGTGCAACACGCAAGAGGAACTGTCCACCTGGACAGACATCTGCGCTGGCGTGTTCGCCACATTCGGTGACTCGTTACCGATTGAAGGGCTGACAGAAGCCGCCAACGAAACAGCGAAAGTCGGTCAGGTCACAGGACCGCTCGCCGACGCTCTTAACTGGGCTGGCGTGAATGAGGACGCATTCAACGATTCGCTCGCAGAATGCCGAGACGAGTCCGAGCGTGCAGCACTCATCACGGAGACCCTAAACGGTCTGTATGAAGATGCAGCGAAGAACTACAAGGACGCCAACGGCGAACTTATAAACGCTAACAAGGCGACAGACGATATGGCAGCTACGCAAGCCGAACTCGGTGAAGCACTTCAGCCTGTAATGACAGCATTCCAGGAATTAGGCTCAAGTGTGCTCACGACCATCACGCCACTGATTGAGACTATAGCGAACGCCTTCAGCAATATGAGCCCGACCATGCAGACGGTAACGGTTGCGCTCGTAGGGCTTCTCGCAGTATTGCCATCAATTATGACAATCATCACAGGTCTGTCACTTGCCATTCCAACACTAACGGCTGGCTTCACAGCGTTAGGCGGTGCGATAACTGCCGCCAGTGCACCGATTCTGCCGATTGTCGCAGCAATCGCAGCGGTAATCGCAATCGGCGTGCTCCTGTATAAGAACTGGGACACGATTAAGAAGTATGCGAAGAAGGCGTGGGAGGCAATCAAAGACCATATCGTGAAGCCCATCAAAGACGCAGCAACTAAGGTACTCGAGCGGGTGAAAGCGCTCAAGGACAAAATCACCGAGCGCTTCACAGCGATTAAGGACAAGGCCAAAGACATCTGGGACAGAATCAAGGACACCATCAAGAACAAGGTTGACTCGATGAAGGAAGGCGTTGTTAACAGAATCACCACGATGAAGGAGCAGTTATCCAACAGGTGGCAGTCGATTAAGGATAAGGTCTCGAAGGTATGGCAGTCGATTAAGGACAAGATTATCACGCCCATCAGCACAGCCTGGGAAAAGATATCAGGCATAGTAGCCAAAATCAAAGAAGCGTTATCATTCGGTAACATCGTAAGCACGGTGTCAGGTGTGTTCCAGAACGTGAAGGACACGATAACGGGTAAGATTCAAGACTTAAAAGACACCATATCAGGAATCATCGACAAGATTAAGGGGTTCTTTAGTTTCGATATTTCTTTCCCTAATGTCAAGTTACCACACCTTGATGTCTCATACATCACGGCCGGCGTGAAGGCGAAGGCTGCACAGGTGCTCGGACTTGAAGGCTGGCCGGTATTCAGCGTTAAGTGGAACGCAGAGGGCGGTATCGTTGACGGTGCGACCTTAATCGGAGCCGGTGAGAAGGGTGCGGAGGCGATTTTACCGCTGGATCCGTTCTGGAAGAAGCTCGACTCGATGAACACAGGTAACACCATCAATATATCAATGACAGTAGACGGAGCGAGAGACCCTGAGTCTTATGCTCAGGAGTTCGCAAGAAGTCTAAAGAGAGAATTGAGGACAATCTAATGGCAACAAAAACAGTGAAAGTAACAACAGCGAAGCCAACAGGCTTAACCATAACAAGGAACGGTTGGAAATTCACACTCGAGTGGAAGATAGCCTCAGATAACTACGGCGAAGGCCAACAGCTTCAGTACAGGTATCATTATAAGACGAAGAAAAGCAACTGGAAGGATGTCACTATAGGCAAGACCACAACCGCCAAGACGGTAACAGCTGATTCAGATCTATTCATACCGTCAGGCGGTTCGGTATTCGTTGCGATTGAGTTCCGTGTACGTGGTAAGCGCAGCGAATACCAGAACGAAAAGAAGACCAAGACATACAAACCGACCTGGTCCGACTGGTCAACTAAGACGTGGACGGTGAGCCTACCGAATAGGCCGAGCCTTGAAGCTGCGCTCGACGATGACAATGACAACGTATGCAAATTCAGCTGGGATACAACAGTGGACGACACCACACACGCACAATTTACACACACACAGTGGCAGACTATGCTCGTAGCTGACTCGACCGAGACCGACGGCTCGAAACTCAAATGGTCGAGCTCGAGAGACGGCTGGGACTCAGGAACAAGCACACGCTCAAGCTCAAAGACCATCACAGAGGACACGACAACACTTGCGACAGGGTCACACACCAGATGGTTCAGAATCAGGTCGAGAGGTCCGAACGGTGCGAGTGCTTGGCGGTATGCTAAACACGTATACGCCGTTCCATACATCGCAAGCATTAAGAAGGCGACGGCCAAGCTGTTCAACGGCGTGTATCGTGTGAGCGTGACCTGGAAAGCCGGCTCAAGCGCAGCACATCCGATTGATACCACGGTCGTGCAGTATCTGATTGAAGCCCCGGCGAAAGGTATGACGTGCCCGACATCCACAGGCTGGAAAGACGCAAATGCGTCAGCTGACACATCCGGGAACGATAAAGCGGTATTCAATGTCGAGGATGTTATGGAAGACGACCAGTGCTTATGGGTAAGAGTCGTAACACAGCACGACACCAACTCAAGCTACTCGAAGGGTGCACTCGCATATAAAGGCAACCTTGCAGACCCATCGGATATATCAGTTGAAACAAGCGACACGACCTATAAGGCGACGATAACCGCTACTAACAATTCAAGCGTTGAGGACAGCTTCTTAGCGGTCTACTATAAGAAGGCGTCAAAGCCATCAAAAACCTACGTTGTTGGAATCATCCCGAACGGTGATACATCGGTTACGGTTCAGTGCCCGAACTGGTCGAAGGAGTCAGCCATCTCATTCGGAGCGAGAGCGGTAGTCGGTTCGTATAAGGCGAAGGCGATGGCGGACGGCTCCGACCGCTACACGGTCACAGCGAAAATGAGCTCAAAGAAAACAATCTGGGACGGTGGCGAAGTACCGAGTGCACCTGACAACGTTGAGCTTGAATCAACAGACACCGAGGGCACCATTAAGGTATCTTGGGATTGGACCTGGGAGGACGCCGACAGTGCAGAACTGTCGTGGTCGACAGACCCGGACGCGTGGGAATCGACGAATGAGCCGAGCACCTACACGGTATCGAGTGTTAATGCCGGGAGCTGGAACATCGCCGGCCTCGACATAGGTCAGGTATGGTACGTCAGGGTAAGGCTTATATCGGGCGAGACCTACGGCCCCTGGTCGGAGCTTGCGTCTATTGACTTATCCAGTACACCGTCGACACCTGTGCTCGTACTGAGTGAATCGGTGCTTATCAAGGGCGGTATGGTTACCGCTTCATGGGGCTATGTCACAACAGACGGTACCACTCAGGCATATGCGGAAATATGTCAGGCAACAGTCAGCTCCGACGGTATCACATACGGCTCAATCATAGCCCACACGGAGACAGCTCAACACGTCGACATTTACCAGAAGAAAGTAAAATGGAAAACAGGCACCACGCACTACCTGTGCGTAAGAGTCACATCAGCAAGCGGTCACGTGTCCGAATGGTCTGACCCGATTCCTGTTACGGTGGCTGCACCACTTGAGTGCGTGATTGAGTCGACATCACTCGAAGAGGTGACCATCACAGACGATGACGGAAACGAAAGAACGGTAACAGCGCTCACAGCTATGCCGTTAACCGCAACCATCACAGGCGCTGGCGAAGGCGTTACGCGTCTAATCATTGAACGTGCCGAAGAGTACAAGATGGACACACCGAATGAGGATGTAACACACGGATACAAGGGCGAGACCATTGCGGTTCTCTCGCAGAACGGTGAAGATGAAATGACGCTGGAGGTTGAGGACCTTGTAGGAACGCTCGACGATGGAGCGCAGTACAACCTGATTGCAGTAGTTGAGGATGGGCTCGGTCAGTCAGCTGAGGAAACTATACCGTTCGAGGTCAGATGGTCGCACCAGGCTGAAGCACCGACCGCAGAAGTTGAGATTGATGAAACCAACCTTGTAGCCTTCATCACGGCAACCGCTCCGAGCTCATACGCTGACGGTGATGTAGTAGATATCTACCGACTCTCAGCTGATAAGCCGGAGCTAATCATCCAGGGCGGTACATTCGGCACGAAGTACGTTGACCCATATCCGGCATTCGGTGAGTATGGCGGACATCGTATCGTCACACGTACAGCGAACGGCGATTACATCACAGGCACGAACCAACCGGCGTGGATAGACTTAGGCGAAAATGAGGACGACTACCTTAAGCACATAAGCGTAGTGATTGACTTCGACGGTAACCGTGTAACACTGCCGTTCAATATCACGCTGTCGTCGAGCTGGTCGAAAGACTACCAGGAAACTCAATACCTGGGTGGTTCCGTTGTTGGTGACTGGAACCTGGCGGTTACACGCTCAATGAGTGCGAGCGTATCGCTCCGTAAGTCCTACGACCAGGAGGCGATTAAGATGATGAGACGGCTGTCAGCATACCCCGGTATCTGTCACGTGAGAACGCCTGAAGGTTCATCGTTCGCTTGCGACGTTCAGGTATCAGAACAGCAAGCCTGGGACGGTTCGCTATTCGATGAGGTGGCTTTCAGCGTGTCGATAACACGTACAGACTCTCAAGGCTTCGACGGTCTCACCTATGATGAGTGGAACGGCTGAAAAGCCTTGAAATTCAAGGATAAATAGTATGACCGAGGCAAAAAAAATCGCTTAAAAGCGAATTTAGAGCCTCGGTTTTTTGGAGGTTTTTCAAATGAATTGGAATTTAGGCTACACGGCGACATATCGGCTGACACTGGTCGATTCTGCCACCTGGCGAGACATAGACACGCTCGACATCGTAGACGGCTCAATCAGCCGAACGCTGTCTGATCTAATGGAGTCCGCAGATGTCACAATGACCGAACTACCGCTTAACGGTGAGGCGTGGGTGCGTATATGGCTTGACACCATGCAGAACGGCGCATATGAACACACGGCGCTTTTTACCGGGCTCACTTCAGCACCGGAGAGGACGCTTGACGGGAAGCGTGAATCGTGGTCGGTCGAGTGCTACTCGGTGCTTAAGCCGGCAGCGGATGTGTTGCTCGAGCGTGGTTGGTATGCTCCGTCTGACACGAACGGCGCAATGCTCGCAGCTCGACTGCTCGGCGTAGGGTCAGCGCCTGTAAAATACGCAGATGATTCACCGACCTTGACATCGGCTATTATTGCTGAGGATGGTGAAACGAATCTCACGATGGCACGAAAGATTGTAAACGCCATCGGCTGGAAAATACGCCTTAACGGTCAGGGCGAAATCAGTATCGAGCCGAGCACAGATGACAGCGTAGCAACGCTTGACGCCCTGGAGAATGACTCGATAGAGCTGGAAATCACAGACACGAACGACTGGTACAGCTGTCCGAACGTGCTACGTTGCACATCGGGGGACTTAACAGCTACGGCACGTGATGATGATGAAGATTCGAGGCTGTCGACCACTTCACGTGGGCGAGAGATATGGGCTGAGGAGACAGATGTATCGCTTGCGTCGAATGAGTCTCTTGCGTCCTATGCGATTCGTCGCTTGAAGGAATTGCAAGCACCATCACGGACTGTATCGTATTCCAGACGGTATAACCCCGAAATCTACCCTGGCGATGTGATAACGCTTCATTACCCAGGCGTTGACATTGAGGGTCTGTTCCGAGTGGAATCGCAGTCGATAACGTTAGGATATAACGCACAGGTATCAGAGGAGGTTTCGAAGATATGAGCGTTCAAAAAGACATAATCACGGCGCTAAAGGCGCTGGACGAAAAGAAAACGAAGGCGTACGACACGACGGCTACGGTTGTGCGAGTGGAGGGCTCTACAGCCTGGGTGCACATCCCTGGCGGAGTAGACGAAACGCCTGTTGAGCTGACAACAGGTGCGAAAGTCGGTGAGACTGTAAGGGTTAGAGTATCAGGAGGTTCGGCTTGGCTCTACGGTAATAACACCTCACCAGCGACAGACGACACGGTGGCTAATATCGCACAGTCTACAGCGACTAAGGCTAAGACCACGGCTGATAACGCCTACGACCTTGCTTCATCGGTGGAGGGTATTGCGACTACCGCAGTCGAGAAGGCAGAGACCGCCGAAGCCCTTGCCGAAGGTGTCGACCAGCATTTCTGGGTAGACGATGCAACCAACACTGGAGCGTATGTATCCGACCTCGAACACGGCTCCGATAAACTGCCACAGGCTGGGGCTGGCTATCTGCGGTTGACAGACGACGGAGTAGAAATCGCATATAAGTATGGCGAG